CGACCCTCGAGCACCGGGTGAACCTGCGGGCTGTGGAGCAGCAGCTCCAGCAGTTCCAGAACACCGACTGGCAGGCCTACTCGGCCAACTACGGTGCGGACGCCACGGCCTCGGCCATGGCCTCCTGGCAGCAATACAGGGACGCGAAGGCGGAACTGGAAGGCGCCATAGCGAAGACCGAGACGGAAGTGCAGCAGATCAGCGAGCGGTCTACCGCCAACGCTATCGCTGAAGCCGAGAAGGTCCTCTCGCGCGAGATCGAAGGCTGGTCTTCGGAACTGGTCACGACGCTTGCGGGATACGCTGCCGAAAACTTCGGCATCACCCCGCAGGAGCTTCGGGACAGTGTGGTCAATCCGGACGGCACGGCGGACACCCGGACCTTCAAGGTTCTGGCGCGTCTGCACAAGGCCGAGACGGAGCTGGCGAAACTGAAGGCCCAGACCACCAAGGCGCAACAAGCGGCCAAACAGGCAGCAGTCACCCCCGCCAAGGCCGTTGGCCAGCGGGCAGGCGGGTACAAGCCCGGCCTCGATGACAGCCTGCCGGCGGACGAATGGCTGCGCCGTCGTAACGCGCAACTGGCCAAGGCCGGAGCGCGCTGACCCCCAACATCACGGCCCGTCGAGATGACGCGCCTTTCCCATGAAGGACACACACCGTGCCCAACGCTCTCCTGACCCCCACAGCGGTGACCCGCGAGGCTCTCCGCGTTCTCCACCAGAAGCTGAACTTCGTCGGCTCTATCGTCCGGGAATATGACGACTCGTTCGCCCAAAAAGGCGCGAAGATCGGCGACACCCTCAAGGTCCGCCTGCCGAACCAGTACGTGGTCCGCACCGGCGCCACCCTGGCCGCCCAGGACACCAACGAGGCCAGCGTCGAGCTGAAGGTCCAGACCCAGAGGGGTGTTGACCTGAACTTCACCTCGGTGGACCTGACCCTGTCGCTGGACGACTTCTCCAAGCGCATCCTGGACCCCGCCATGTCCACGCTGGCGGCCTCCATCGAGGCCGACGCCATGAGCATGTATAGGGACGTTTCCCAGAGCGACTGGAACGGCGGTTCGGCGATCACGCTGGAAAGGGTGCTGAATGGGCGCGTGCTTCTTCAAAACGCCCTGGCTCCGCTCAATGACCGGACGGCCAACCTGAACACCACGGACAACGCCAAGTTCGTGGACGCGCTCAAGGGCCTGTTCAACGACACCTCGGGCATCGCCAAGCAGTATCGCGAAGGCTACATGGGCCGCACTGCCGGCTTCGACTTTGTCGAAAACACCATGTGGGGCAGGCACACTCGCGGTGCGGCCAACGCCTCCTACACGACCTCCACCCTCGTGGGCGTCCTGCCGATCTCGGAAAACCCGGTCTCGACCATGACCGTGGCCACCGGCGCCGGCGCGATGAACGTGGGCGACGTGTTCACCATCGGCAACGTGTTCGCGGTTCACCCCGAGACCAAGGTCAGCACCGGGACCTTGCAGCAGTTCGTGGTGGCGGCGGCTTACGCCGGCGGCGCGGGCACTGTGTCGTTCTCCCCGGCCATTGTGCTGGCTGGCGGCCGTCAGAACGTGGTCATCCCGACCACCTCGGCGACTGCGGCTATCACCTTCGCCGGCACGGCTTCCACGGCTGTGGGCATCTCCCTGCTCTACCAGAAGGAAGCCTTCGCCTTTGCGACGGCGGACCTGGTGATGCCGGGCGGTGTGGACTTCGCCGCCCGCGAGGTCATGGACGGCATTTCGATGCGGGTCGTCCGCCAGTACGACATCAACAACGACAAGTTCCCCACTCGTCTGGATGTCCTCTACGGCTACAAGACGCTCCGGCCCCAACTGGCCGCGCGCCTCCACAACAGCTGATCCAGCTGATCGACAGGGGGGGAGGGGCTTCGGCCTCTCCCCTTTCTTCTGGGGGACCGCATGGCCATCACGACCTACTCAGAGCTTCAGTCGGCGGTCGCCGACTGGCTGAACCGTTCGGACCTGACCGCCCGCATTCCCGACTTCATCACGCTGGCCGAAACCCGCATCAACCGTGACCTGCGCACACGCGAGCAGCAGGTCATCGCGACGGCCAACGTCGATACGCCCTTTTTCGCCATTCCCGGCGACTTCCTTGAGTTCAAGTCCTTCCGGATCACCGATGCGACTGGCAACGCCTTTGAGCTGATGCTCGCAACCCCGGAGCAGATCAGCGAGGCGCTGACGGAGAGCAGCGTTTCGAGCACCCCGCAGTTCGTGACCATCATCGGCGACCAGTTCCAAATCTGGCCCGCGCCCAGCCAGTCCTACGTCGGAACGCTGGCCTATGTGCGGAAGGTTCCGGCCCTGTCGGACGCGGCTCCGACCAACTGGCTCCTGACGAGCGCCCCTGACGTTTACCTCTACGGCTCCCTGATGTCGGCCGGCCCCTTCCTGCGGGACAGCGAAGCGCTGGTGACGTTCAAGACCCTGTTCGACGAGGCCATTGAGGCCATCCGCGTAGCCGACAAGCCGGTGGTCGGCGTCCTTCGCACCGAGTTCCCGCAGCGCGGCTTGCAGCGCCGCTACAGCATTTACTCCGACTTCTGAGGCTCCTGAATGGCCATTAAATTCGACACCACGACCCGTAATGCCGAAATGGACGCGGTAACGACCCGCGTAGGCACCTCGGCGCGACTGCGGGTTTACAACGGGACGCGCCCCGCCAACCCGGGCACGGCGATTACCACGCAGACCATGCTTGTTGAGCTGACCTGCAACGCCACGGCCTTTGCTCCGGCGGCTTCTGGCGGCGTCCTGACGGCTAATGCGATCAGCAATGGCACGGCGGCGGCCACTGGAACCGCCTCCTGGTTCCGCCTGTTCCAGTCCAACGGGACCACGGCGATCATGGACGGTGACGTGGGCACGTCGGGCTCGGACCTGAACCTGAACAACACCAGCATCGCCACCAGTCAGACGGTGAGCGTTACGTCCTTCACCGTGACCGAAGGCAACGCCTAAACGCCTTTGAAGGGTTGACCCCATGAGCCTGGCCGAACGTGTCGCCGCCGCCGATCTCGCCGGTCTTCCGGACTGGCGGGTCGCCGAGCTGCTGAACAGCCCAGACCCCAGCCTTCCGGAGGTTGTCACCCTGGAGAAGACCCTTCTGGGGCCGGCGGGCATTATGGTCGCTCTCGGCCCCGAGGCCGGGGCGCGGGTTCTGAACGCCATCGAAGCGGGCGCGGTGCAGGACGCGACGCTGCGCTGGGTCTTCTACATTCTGACGGACGGCGGGGTCGACACGGCTCACGCCTTTGTCCGCGCAGGGCTCGACGGCCTAGCGGCGGCGACGGTCATCACCGCCACCGACGCGCAGATTCTGAAGGCCAGCGCCGAGCGGCGCAGGTTCCCGTCTTGGGCGGAGCATAACCAAATCGAAGTGACGGCCCGGTCGGTGGGTCTGGCCCGGGGAGCAGTGGGGTAGATCATGGCTGTCGCGAAATGGGCAACCCCAAGTGCCCGCTCTTCAAACTTCGCCGGCACGACGCTCAACTCGCTGGCCAACGCCGGGGAGTCCTCGGTCGTCACTTACGACAACAGCGCGAACCGGGACCTTTACGGCTTGGTGACAATCAAGCTCGGCTCCATCACCCCGGCGACCGGCGGATCGATCACGGTCCGGGTCACGCTGAATGACGGCACGGACACAGCGGACAAGATCGGCGGCGACCTCTATGTGGTCCCCCTTACCTCGGGCGCGAGCGCAAAGGTGGCGGTCATCAACATGGTCCGCCTCTACCCATATTCAATGCGGTTCTCCCTTGTGAATAACGCTGGGGTGGCCCTGGCGGCCTCGGGAAATGAGCTCTACGTCCGTCCTTGGAACGAGGACGTGACGTAAATGCCGCGTGGTGTCTCTCTCGTCGATGAGGCGCGGTTGCAGGGGCGGCTACTGACGCCTGAGTTGCTGGCGCGACGGCTGAGGTCAAAGTTGCATTTTTGGTGGTCTGCGGATTTCTTGACGCTGGACTCTAGTGGTTTGGTCGAGGGCGCCACCGACCTGACTGGACAAGGCAGAAATGGGGCGCAGGGTACGCCAGGGGCCCGGTTGACTTATTTTCCGTCAGACCAAATGTTCGGCGGCAGGCCAGCTTACGGCATGACGGCGAACGCTTCTGTGCTTGCGTTCCTTGGAGATACCGCTACCCGCACAGTTTTTCATTATTTTGTGTCCTGCTACTACAAAGATGGTGTTGACACCACCTTTGACCAGAACAGCTACGCGATTTCTGGCGCAGGCAGCTTTGGCGCATTTCGCCTGCAAGGCATAGCTGCCACGGCGGGATGGAGCGCTCTCATCACTGGTCGAACGTTCTACAACACGGGCGACCCGTTCCCGAGCAAAAACGGTTTTGAAGCCAGTCAAACCGTTCTGCCGCTGCCAGCTTCCGTGATTCAAAGCCGCGCTGCCCTTGGTCGTTCGCAAGCCACGCGGGTGGGTGGCGGCGACACCGCCCCACAGGCATGGATCGGTGGATTCCGCCATGTCGTCGCGTGCAATCAAGTATTGGCAGATTTTGAATCCGCGTTGATGGAAGGCGTTATTGCTTGGGATGATGGTACGCAGAGCCGCTTGATTGGCACGCATCCATTTGCAAACCGACCTCCGCTGATCGGAGACTAAGCTCATGGCCCTGCGGATTCGCGTCCCGGCTTTGTCCGCCGGGGCTCCTGGCGGGGCGATTACGGGCTCTCTGGCGGTCACGGAGGCCCCCGACGCCCTCGACGCCCTCGGCCAGGTCATTGTCTCTGGCTCGGCTGGCATTACCGAAGCAGCCGACACCGTCTCGGCGTCTGGCACGGTCTCGGGCGGCGGCATCACAGGTACTGCGGCCATCCTGGAGGCAGCGGATACCGCTTCTATCTCGGGTGCGGTTCTCGTTGCGGGCTCTGTCGGCGTCACTGAGGCGGCGGATACTGCATCGGCCTCTGGCACTGTCTCGGGTGGACCGGCAACCGGCACTGTAGCGGTCACAGAAGCACCGGACACGCTCTCCGCATCTGGCGGGGTGGCGATCTCGGGCTCGCTGGCCCGAACGGAAGCGCCTGATACGCTGGCGGCCTCTGGCACGGTCTCTGGCGGGCCTATAACCGGCACGGTCAATGTCACGGAGGCTCGGGACACCCTCTCGGCTTCGGGGGCGGTGTTTGGGGGGGACATTACGGGCTTTCTCGCGGTCACGGAGGCCCGGGATACGTTGTCCGCCGTGGCGCTTGTCAGCGGCGCGACGTGGACGCCGGTTCCGGGTGCGGGCGCGTCTTGGTCCAGTCCAACGGGCTCGCCGGGCATCTGGACGCCGGTTCCGGGTAATTCGGAGGTGTGGACATGAGGCCGGTTTCGCCCACCTTTGGCTTTCCGCTCGCCTGGACCCTGCAGGAGATGCAGGACGCCATCAACGAACAGGCCGTCCCGACCAAGCCGGTTCAGCTCGCCTCGGTCGTCAATGCCGACCTGCCGCCGGCGGCGGACTGGCCCGGCTGCATGATCCACGTCTCCGACAAGAACTCCATCGCCATCAGCA